TGCTGCTTGGAAATCTATACGTGCAAGAGTTAGTGGTTATGTGAGTGGCAATGTAACTGTTGTTGGGAAGGTTAGTCCGTTGGTTAATGCGGAAAAGAGTATGCAACTAACTGGTAGTTTACCTTCGGGAAATGAGCATGTTGGGCAGGTAGGGTATACGCTTAAAAAAGTGGCTACTAACTTTACTCGTCCGTCTGACACAACACCGTATACCGTAGGCGACGCTATCACAAACAGCACATCTGCCCCAGTAGTGTTTCAATTGGATTTAGGTGCTTTGGGTGCGGTAGCAGGGCAAGCGGTAGAGGTAAGAAAAATAGCGGTAATATCTAGTGCAAAACAAGCAATTTTACCGCTTATGAATATCTATCTTTCAAATGTAACCTTTACAGCAACAAACGACAACTCTGCTCTCGATATTGCTGACGAAGTTATGCAAGCAGGGGGAGCATGGTTTAACACAGATATCCAAAATTACACAGCAAGTAATAGTCGTGTATCACAACAAAATATTTCAATCCCCATGACTCTTGCTGATGCTGACACAAAACTATATGGCATACTTCAAGATACAATAGGTTATACCCCTGCCAGTGGCGAGGTATTTACTATTGTTGCTTGGATTGCATTGTTGTAGGTGATATGATGTATCCATTTTTTAGTAAGAAAGGGCAAAGAGGTATTGTAAAACGTGGTTTGTTTGCTTATTATAACGCATTGCGACAATACTCTACAAACCAAGTAGGTCAGAGACTAATTGATTTTTCTGGAAATAATTACCGAGGTCAATCTGGAAGTGTCCCTGTCTCTGACCCAAATGACCCAATATTTACATCCCAGGGTTTAAGTTTTGATGGTGTTGATGATTATATTAATGTCGGTAATATAGGTAAGTTAATGCGTACTTGTCAGATTGTTTTCTATACGCCGACAGAGATAAACAAAACAAGTAGTAGTAGTGCTTTGATTAGTATTGAGGGAAATGATAATGGTTATATTGCCATTGGTCTTACTACATCCCTCATAGCAGATGAAATAATTACTATATTAGATATTAGTGGCGGTAGAAGTGGGTGGTGCAGTTCGTCAGGAAATATCCCGATAGGTTGGCATTTATTGGAGGTTGTATGGTTAGATAGTAAATATCGTATAATTTTGGATGGTATAGAAAAACCGATAACTACAGCAAATGCGCCAAGAGTTTTAAATGCTACAAATTTAAGACTAGGCAGCGTTCCATCGGGAGGTTCTTATTTTAATGGCAAACAAGCAGAAATACTTCTGTATGAACGCACACTAACAAACTCTGAATTAGCACAAAACAGAGCATTTATCAAAGCAGAATGTAAAAATTATGGCATTACAATTAATTAAAAGGGGGGCTTTAAAAATGGTGGTTTTATTTCAAAGTAAAAATGATGCAGATAACACTTGCAAGCAAATTGAAATTCTGCCTAGCGGAATTTATGTTTGGTATTCTGAGGATGGAATAAATAATATGATACAGTATGCACAAAGCGTAGATGGTCGCTGTGCCATGTCTGCTAATTTTACTTCTGAGGATATTGCTGTTTGGGGTGCTTACCCTGCCGTTACGCTTATGACTGGTTTACCTGCTGATTGGCAATATCCCACATTAGGTTAACCAACTAACTAAAATGCGTTAGTTATATAACTCAATAATCTATAATCTATAATTAAATAATATAAAAACACTATTTATACATATCAAATATTAAATATAATTAACACAATTAATTAAATATAATTATATTCACACTAATATCTAAAACACAATAAGGATTACTTCATACTAATGCATAATAAAAATGCATCAACATGGATTAATCCTTATTTTTTTAGTTTTATTGTTATAAAACTGAGATTTTGTCATGATTTTGGGATTTTTAAAGTGTTGATTTATAGGGGTTTAGTGGATGTGTGATTTTTGATAAATTTGTGATTTTCATGGAATGTAAGATTAGAATAAGTAAATATAATTTTAAGGAGATGTTAGTATTTCAAATGTATTAAAATTGGTATCCCCTATCGGAGTTTCAGTAAACCATTATTTGAAGCCACGTAGTTTTTTGATTTATAAAAATGGTAAACCTGTCCCTCAAGTTACGATGTATGAAACTAAAGAAGCAAAAGATTACAAGAAAAAATTTATTAAACACATTAAAGAACAAATTAATCTTCAAGGATGGGAAAAATCAGATAATAAGTATCAGAAATATTTCGTTGATTGTACCTTCTTTTTCCCACGTATAGATATGGATAGTAATAACATGTATAAATTACTTCTGGATTCCCTGACAGAATCAGAAGTTTGCTGGATTGACGATACGCAATCATGTGAAAGGACACAAGGTATATTCTATGATTCTGAAAATCCTAGAATTATAATTGAAATACGTCCTGTCGATTTTGTAGGTATCTTCCCTACTAACGAACAATTACAAATATTTAAAAGTAATTGCATCACATGTAGTAGATATAGAGATGGTAGATGTAGTATTTTAGTAAAAAGTTTAGAAGGGAGAATTCAAAAAGAGATTAATGATTTAACATGTGGTAAATTTAAACCTAAAAAATAATTATTAAGATAGTAAATATAATTGTCAGAGGATAGTGATTGCAACATGACAAGTAGTTTTCCTAGACTACTTCCTCTGATTTATTTTTTATTTAGGAAAAGAAAATATACTATAGGAGGTAATAAATAATGAAAAATGGCAAATGGTCTAAAGAAGAAGAACAATTTTTAATAGAAAATGTTAGTATTTTAAGTGTTTTTGAATTAGCAAAGGAATTATCTAGAACAGAAAATATGATAAGAAGTAAAAAGTTAAGAATGAATTTAAAAAGTGGTAAAAGAAATGTTTTTTCAGAAGAGGAAATAATTATTATAATAAACTGGTATAAAGAACATCCTAATGAATTAAAATTAGATGAATTATCTACAATTATGAATAGAGACAAACATGAGATTTGTCGCAAAGCAAAAAGACTTAATATAACAAATGTAAATAGAAAAGTATTAACAGAAGATATTATTAATGAAAGAAAAGAGATTAAAAAACAAAATCATATTCGTACAGTTAATCAATTTATTAAATTAGTAAAAACAAATCATCCTAAAGGAATGTTAGGTAAAAAACATACATATGAAACAAAGCAAATATTATCTGAAAAATATAAATTAGCATGGCAAAATAAAACACAAGAACAAAAAGAAAAAATTTATATTAATTTAAGAAAAGGAAGAGAAATATCTAAAAATATAGTCAAATCAAAATATTCAAAAACTGGTGGTTATAGGAAAGATTTGGATAAATATTTTAGAAGTAAATGGGAGGCTAATATAGCACGTATTTTTAATTATTCAAATATTATATGGGAATTTGAACCAAAAAGATTTGAATTTGATGATAAAGTAATGGAATAGAAAGTTACTTACCAGATTTTTATCTTCCAAAATTAAATGTTTGGATAGAAGTGAAAGGTTGGATGAAAGAAGTAGATATTAAAAGATTAGAAAAATTTAAGAAATATTATCCTAAAGAATATGATAATTTAGTAATTATTGAAGAAAAACTATATATAAAATTGGAAAAAGAATTTAAATATAAAATTACTGAATGGGAATTTAAAAATAATAAAAACAATAATAAAGCAAGTTAGCAATGGAGAAAGATTAAAGTTAGCATTTGCACCATTTCAGTATGATAAATTAAACCCTAGAGTAGAAATGTTACTGGAGTATTAAAATTTAGTAACAAAATGTAAATATAATTAATATACTATTTTAACAATAAAACAAAAATAAAACGGAGGAATATATTACATGTCAAACAAACTTTTAACACTCTCATCTCTCAAAAGTTTAGATTCTAAAAATTTCAATGAAACAATTCAAATTTTTTTATCAGATGGTTCTACTCTACTCCTAGACAAAAAGTTTAGAAAAACTACTATAGAATTAATATTAAACAGATTATCAGAAATACATAAAATTGTTCAAAATGATAAATCATTAGAGAATTTAGATTTAGAGAAATTCACTCAATTGCTACTAATTCTTAATTTTACTTCATTAAAGAGTTTAGAGTTAAATTCTTTACAAGAAGAATTAGTAGTAATGAATTTATTAGTAGATAATGAATTACTAGAAGAAATTATATTAAAATTTGATGAGAATTGTAAAGAACAAATTGAATATTTTAATAAACAAACTTTTTTAATTTTACAAAAAAGATTAGATGCAATGAGTCAACAGGAAGAATTTATGAAGATATTGAATGAAGAAATTGAAAAACAGAAATTGTTAGAATTAGGTGAGAATGTGGATTTGAAATTAAACGAAGATACTGAAATGATGGATATAATTAATAAGATTGATGATAATTTAGGTGATGATATAAATAATGAATCTACAGAAGAAACTGATGAATTAGTTAATAAAATAGAGATTACTGATACTGAATAGTAAAACTATAGAATAATACAATAACAGATTGTAAATATAATTGATAATTAATTATAATTAATAGAGTTAGGATTTATATGTATACCATATATTTTATATTTTGTTTGCTATCATATTTCTCCTGCTCTATTTAATTATAAATTTCACAGATTGATATGAATTTATTAGAATTAAATATTTTCAATAGATTAAAGGCATCTCATAAATAAAGAGGTGTCTTTTCTTGTGTTGAAATACAACACAAATTTTACTAGATGCTTAATGGAGTAATTACCCATTAAAAAAGAGAGTTGTCCTTTCTCTCTGCATCTAGTTTTTATATTTTATAAAACAAAATAAAAAAGGATGAATGTTAGTGATTTAAAATAAAATGAAAAGGACGTGGTATGAAATGTTAGTGAAATGTATGGTTGACAGAAAAACTTTTGAAAACAAACCAAGTGGAGATCAATCTAAAGGTATCCAATTTAGAATGGCACAAACAGAAATTGAAATTGAAGAATTAGCTAATTTATTAAGTAATGGAGCAACTTTTAAACCTGCATTACTCAATGGTAGAAAAAGTATAGATTGGCTTACTCAACAATTATTTGCTTTAGATTTTGATGGTGGTACTACTATTGAAAAAGAATTAAATAATTGTAGAGAATTAAATATATTGCCTATTTTTGGATATAAAACATTTTCTTATACTCAATATAAAGAGAAATTTAGATTAGTATTTTGTAGTAATATAGTAATAACTAATGTAGAAACAAGAAATAAATTTCAAAAATTATTAATTGCATTATTTCCTACTAGTGACTCTGTAACATTTGATCCTACAAGGTTATTCTTTGGTGGAAAAGAATTAATTAATTGTGATTATAATAATAGAATAAATATTAATAATATTATGATTAAATTTAAAGATATATTAAAAAGTATAGTTGATTCATCTACTTTGAGGTTAATCAATACTAATACAATAAACTCTTCTTCTATTAGTATGCAGAAAGCTCAGAATCCCCGTCCTGTAAGTGTTCACGAGGAGTTTTCCCATTTTAATGCAATAAAAAATTTAGATGTAATTTTAATGAAACATCTTCTACAGATAAATGGGGATAAAGTTATTTGTGTAAATAAACAAGAAGTTTATGATTTTATTAATGGAATAGATTTATGTGATTTTACAGATATACATAGTATGGTAAATTGTATATTACCTGAACATCAAGATGATACTCCTTCTGCACATATTTATACAACTGATAGTGAAACACAAATATACAAATGTTTTGGTTGTGATGCAAAATATACAATAATATCTTTAGTAGAAAAATTAGCAAAATGTAAAAGAATTAAAGCAATTGAATTTATTAAGAAAGTATATAATATTGAATTACAACAAACAGAATGGCAAAAACAACAATTAGAAATACTTGATATAAATATTGAATTATTATTATCAGATGAATTTAAAGAAATATATCCTCAATTACATTCTTTAATAAGAACAAGGAAGAATAATCTTATTGCATTAAATAATTATGCAAAAATTAATATAAAAGATGAAGATTTTTGTGTAGATGAAAATCCATTATTTTTTGCTTCTTTAACTAAAATTATGGATATTTTTGGTTCAAAAGATAGAACTAAAGTATCACAAAGTATTACATTATTTGCTTTATTAAGTTTATTAAATAAAATACCACATGAGAAATTACCTAAAGAAACTTTTAATAAAGCAAAACATATTGCAGCAAAATATGGTCTTACTAAATTAGTTAATTTTTATAGTATTGATCAATATGGTGTAGATTCTTTAGAAGAGAGTAATAAAATTGCTAAAACATTAAAAGATAACAATATATCTTTAAAAGGTATTTCTAGAGAATATTTATTAAGAACATTTGGCAAAGAATTTACTAATGACATATATCCTCAATATATTTATGAGAATGAATTAGGAACTTCTGAAAAGTCTAATGAAAATAGTAATAAAATAGCATCTTATATTTTAGATGAAATAGAGAAAAAAGGTTATGTTTTAGAAAAAGAATTAAAAATTGATAATATAACAGAAACACAATGGAAACGCAGTATTCAAGAAATATTAGATGGTTATGGATTAATTAAAATAACTGCTAATAAAGAAATAAAGTTAAAATATAATATTGATGTTGCAGAAAGAAGTTATCCTAAGATTATTGTTAAAAATGAATAATAAATATAAAAAAGAATTTATATTGTGCTAAAAATAATATTCAACTAATTAGAATACCTTATTGGGAGTTTGATAATATTGAGAAATATTTAAGATATTATTTGATTGAAAATAGTGAATTTGATTATTAAGTAAAATACATATTATAAATATAATTAATTATCCTAATCATTTTTATTATTTGATTAGGATA